GCCCCATAATGTATTCAGAACTGACCTTCCCGGGCCCGCCTAATCGGCTATTCGGGAGTTATTGGGATTTACCTAGGCACGCCTTAACGGCGGCAGCCAATTCACTTCGAGTGCTGGAATGTCTGGCCTCGAACTGTGCCGGAGTGACTGCAAATGCATTGCAGTAATCCAACATTGTGTATTGGTTTTCGACGAGATGCTGGTCATTGTGTATCACATCCATCGCCAGGCCCGGCTGTAGGCGTCGAGTGCGCGCATCACTCTTATAGCGCCATTGAGCTAGTTCGCGAAAAAAGGGAACCATCGAGTACATCTTCGAATAAGCATACGACACATCGGAGAAGAACTGGACTGCAGATACAGGGTCACGGCAATGGATGTGTGAACCCATTGTCGCAAATATTTTGTTGGGATTGTTGACGCACACATAATGCTCCTTGCCATACTGATCATTGCACCTTATGATCTTAGTTTGGCACCACTCCACCTCAAAAATGTTCTTTGCTATTCCTTCAATCTTCAATTCATGTCCACAACCTAAGAAAAATTTTGGCAGGTAAGTTTCAACCAATCCAATTTCGCTTGGATGAACGAAGACTAGTGTGTCGTCGCCATCCGCAAATATATCATATCGCTTAACGTTGTGTCTCTTGAAGAATGCTATCATCATTGCTACTGTAACTAGAGTATTTCCGAGTCCAGTATGCATGTCGCCGGACATTCTGCTGCCCCTTAGCTTTCCCCTAATCCCATCTGAAACTAATCTATTTACTTCTACATTCGTTAATATGTCGTCTAATTGTTTGTTCCAGTTGGGAAAGCATTTTCGATAGAATTTGTTCTCCTCCTTTATAAAGTCGAGAGTCATGTGGGCATCCAATCCAGTGCAATCAGTCCTGAAAACCATTGGAGTTGCCCCATGTTGACGTTCAAATAGTTCGTACTTGTATTTTATCATGTCCCCTCTTTGTAATTTGTTCAAACCCTTACCAATGTACGGATTGGAGACGCCAGCTTCTTTTCCACCAGGGTTTAGTCTGCTCAGAGGTCCAGTAGCCGATAGGTGTTTGTAGAAGTAGGATTCAAGCGGCTTGGTGTACTGTGCCCAGACAAAATTAAAGTGTGGGTGTCGTGGTGAAATGTTGCGTGGCCATTTCTCTGTTGATAAGAACTCCACTTTGGCAAAAGGTCGAACGGTGGACCATCTTCTAAGGAGATCTTTAGGTGGCGCTAGAACATAGTTCATGTCCTGTTCAGCCCCCATGATTCTCCTCCAATAATCATAACTGCGTTGGTAGCGGTCCGGGTCAGCAACGCATGTGTGAAACCCAAGCAATCCGAGCGATGATGCTATTTGCTCATTCTTTC